GGCCCCTTCGGCGGCAAATATTCAATCCTACTCAGAGCTTGTTGCCTATGACGCATGGTGTCTTATGGAAGGTGCATCTGCTCTTGATGTCTGGACCGAGACTTACCCAGGATTAGGTGTTATTGCTACCGTAGAGACAGACGCTCCAGAAGGCGGATTTCAAACCACAGTAATGACGATTACTATGGCGGTTCCTTAATGTTAGTGGTTTTTAGGGAGCCCGTAATTGACAGGTATTTAAATCAACGAAAAGGAAAGGTTGGAGAGTATTTAACAAAAAAAGGTCGAGTAGTTATGAAGGCGGCTAAAAGTCAAGCCGGAAAAAAAACTGGGGCTCTTAGAGCTTCGATACACATGAGGCATAACAGATATTTTCGTGGACAGTATGTGCAGATTGGGTCTGAATTGTCCTATGCCCTACTCCACCACGAGGGCACAAGACCACATGCAATTGTTGCTAAAAGAGGCGGAAGACTTGTCTTTGTTAAAAAAGGAATGGTCATTTCAACGCCTTCTGTTATGCACCCGGGTACAAAGCCTAATAAGTACCTATCGGACAATTTACCTCTAGCAATACGGTAATACATAGTAAAAAAGTCTAGTAAAATAGAAACAGATCTGCACCAGTAGATCAAAGACATATTAAGGAATTGTGATGACGCGATTTAAAGATTTTGGGACAGGAACTAAATTTAACACTGACCCTCTTACGTTCAAGTTGTATGAAGAGGATTTTGAATGTTATCCAGCAATACAGGGTAAAGTTCTTCTGGACTTTATTGCCCAATCTGGAAGCGATAGCGGAGCCGAGATGGCCGACACTATTGTCTCTTTTTTTGGTAAGGCCCTAAAGCCTGAAAGCTATGAGAAATTTATGTTGCTTGTAGAAGACCCTGATCGGGTAGTGTCTATCGAAACTCTTGGTGAGCTCACCGCTTGGTTGGTGGGAGAATACTCCGACCGCCCTACACAGCAGCCAGAGTCATCTGCGAGTGGGCAGTAGAACTCTGGCCGTATGTCAACGGAAAAGCACTTATGAGTGGGATACAGCTAGCAACTATGGAGTCTGACGACATGCTAGACGTTCTCCACTATATGTTTGAAGAAGACATGCACGTCTCAACTCTAGAAGAAGTTCAATCTATATCAAAGGCCAGAGAAATTATTTATAAGGACCTATACAACAGGGAATACAAGTATTCAATAACTGTCGATAGTTCTGCACCCTCTGATAACTTTGATGGGATGATGAGTGCGTCTGGTGGGGAGTTTTATCCTGAAGAAGATGCACAAGGAAATACTTCAATAATTCCTTTTGATCCGAATAAACCTGTAGGGTCAGTCACTAAAAAATTCATACCGGCCACTAACGTAAGAGAAGATTTGTCTCAGCCGTTTGGTGTGGATGTAGACGAACCGCTCAAATAACTATTAACTAAACGAACTACTTAAGAGGAGGTGTCAGACTGTGGCAATTGTTGGTGATGCCTATGTAAATATCCATGCTGACACCTCCCGAGTTCGTGATCAAATACGAGATTCTCTTTCGAAAGTTAATAAAGATTTTGAAGATGCTGGGAAGGGTGCCGGAGACAGCTTCAATAAAGGATTCTCTAAGGCCCGTGGGGGCGGAGGCGGTGGAGGGGGCGGAGGTCAAATATTCTCTCGTAAGTTTGAGGGAGAGCTAGATAGAGTACGATTAAAACTTTCAAATATGATCGCTATTACAAATTTTCTAGGTCCCGCTTTATTTGGTGTTGTAGGGGCTGTGGCTTCGTTGGGGTCTGGATTATTTGCCCTAGGAGCGGCTGCCGGTCAAGCCGGACCGGCTCTTATTGTTTTGCCTGCAATGTTTACTGCTGCGGCTCAGGCGGCAATTACCTTGAAACTTGCATTTTCTGGTGTAGGTGCAGCAATATCTGCTGGACTCTCTAGTGGCGGTGGAGGAGGTGCTAAAAAAGCTAAAAGAGATTTAGATCAGATAAAAAATGCCTTAAATGGTGTAGCTGAAGCAAGAAGAAGACTTACCGAAGTAATAAGAAGTAACGCTGTAAGACGTGTAGAAGCTATGGAATCCGCTAGGGACGCTCAAGAACGTGTTGCCGATGCCGTGTTCGCCGCTTCCGGAGCTGAAAGAACTTATCAAAAAGCAGTACTTGCTACAAAGGATGCCCAAGATAAATTAAGCAGTGCAAGAAAAGAAGCAATAGAAGATCTTCAGCAGCTACGCTTTGAAGTAGAAGGCGGAGCTATATCCGAGAAAAAAGCTAGAATTGAGCTTGAAAAATCTCGTGATGCTCTTAGAAGAGTTCAAGACATGCCCGTAAATAGCAGGGCAAGAAGAGAAGCTGAAGTTGCTTTTGCCGAAGCCGATCTGAATCTAAGAAAAGCAATTGATAAAAACGGGGACCTGCAAGCAAAAGAAAAAGAAGTATCTAAAGCAGGTGTAGAGGGATCTGAAAAAGTTGTAGCAGCCCAAAAGAGTGTTACAGACTCAAAATACTCTGAGGAGAGTGCCCTTAGAGATATTATATCTGCTCAAAAAGATGTTGTAAGAGCTAGAATCGATGCCGCTAGAGCCGCCAGAGAAGTCGGACTTATTGAGCAAGAAGCCGCTCAAAGGCAGAAGGATGCCGTAGATAACTTAAGAGACGCTCTAAAAGATGTAACAGAGGCTAGAAAAAAAGCTTTTGCTCCTACAGCTGGTGGAGGAGGTGGTGCTGATCCTTTTGCCGATGCTATGGCTAAACTATCAAAAGAGGCACGTCAATTTGTCTACTACATGATAAGCATTCAGGACGAGTTTAAAAAACTTAAAGCGGCTGCAGGGGAAGAACTATTCCCAAAACTTACAGTTGCTATGGAAAATCTCGTACAAAATCTATTTCCAGTTCTTATCCCCCTACTTTCCGGGACAGGATCTGCTTTAGGGGATGTTGCAATACGTCTATCACAAACTGTAACTGAAGCAGCAAATCTTGACAGACTAAAAAGTGTGTGGCAGACAGGGGACTATTTAATCAGGCTTTTTGGTGAAAGTGTATCCAATTTGTACACAAGCTTTTTAATACTACTTCAGGCCGCTGATCCTCTTATCAGAAGATTTGCGGACTGGGCCTACTCGGTTACGGCTGCTTGGAAAGCGTCCGCAATCCTTGGGGAACAGACGGGGTCATTAACAGGAATGTTTAATAGAGCCGGGAATGTGGCTGCTCAGCTGGGGAGAATTTTTAGCAACGTGTTTGGTGGGCTTAGTGCAATGTTTAAGGCGTCTGTTGGACCTGGAAGTGGCGGACAGTTCTTACTTGATTTTTTTGAGCAGGCAACAGCCAAATTTAAATCTTTTAATACTATAGGAAATCAAAGTGGAAGTTTAAAGCAATACTTTCTTGATTCTTCTGTTAATGCTTCTCTTGTACTAACCTTTTTAAATAAAATATTCAAGGCAATTATGAGTACCGCATCGGCTCCAGAGATTGGTCAGTTTGCATCCCTACTTACCGAAGTTGTCGGTATTTGGGAGATTATTGGAAAAAACTTCACATCTTCCCTGCCACTTCTAGGAACCCTAGCAGTAAAAATCTCAGAAATTCTGGAATCGTTTTCTGAGTCCGGGGCTTTAGAAACGTTTTTCTATATACTAAATAAAATTGCAGATGTGTTGCTAGCAATAATAAATATACCTTTTGTACAAAAAATACTGCCGATAATTGCGACATTTATGGCAATAGCAGTTGCGATGCGAATTGCTTCTACATCCCTTCTATTTTTTTCAAAGGCTGTTCTCGGTAATTTAATTCTAATCCCTAAGATGGTTCTGCAATACACAGGGCTGGGTACCCGTCTTAAAGTTCTTGCCTTCCAGTTTACGGCGGTAGGTGCAAAGGCTGAATTGGCGGGTGTCTTTGGTTCTCGGGCAATGATTGCGTTAAAAATGGCAATTATTTCCACGGGCATAGGCGCTATTATTATCGGACTAACTACACTTATAATGGGATTTGCCATAGCCCAAATGAACGCTAAAGCAGCTTCTGACGCACTATCGGACAGTCTAGACAAGCAGAC